AGACAAACGAATGTTTATATATTCATATTACTGTGAGTGTTCTAATCTTGGCACCTTGACATACAGGTCCAGAGGACTAGAATCCGAAGGGCTCGTCAAGCGAACGCAAAGAAGAACATTTTGCTCTTCTAGTGAAAATCACTTACAGTTTCCTTCAAAGAAGGTTTGGATCAATTGTTCAGATGAACTTTGATCTACTAAAAATCTTCAAGAAGTAAACTGCTTATTCATCCTTTCAGACTCCGACATAGAACTCTTGTCAAAATTGGCGAGAACTATGAATTACATCTGAAACTCCAAAGATACCTTAAGAGGTCAAAGGATTAAAACACTAAAGTCTTTACGGAAACACTTTATACGTGTTTCTGTCAAACAAGACCTAGTGAAGCTGGATCAGTCGAAGTGAATTCGACGATTAAATCAAGATCCAGTAACCCTATCTCTTATAAGTTTAAAACATGTGGAACATAGAATGTCCGACGACGAATTTTGTCGAGCGGCTCTTACAATACTCTGAAAATCTAGAGATATTGTAGATGTTCCTAAACCAGATTTTAGTACTATAACTGGGAGATGCAAAGTCTCTCACACAGCACTACAGAAAATTAATTCTGAAATATCTGATAACTGATCTAAACTTGGAATTGGCAGAAATGAACTCTTCTACTTGTCGTTAACGCCTGAATGGCATTGATCGAACAAAGCAGGCCCTTTGAACAGGTCTGCAATGTTGTCTTTCATCTTAGAGATGAAAAGATACAGTAGTGAGAACTTGAGCTACATGAAAGCGTATATACGCGACAGTGGTGCTCCAAGTTACTCAGATGTCGTTAAACATTTAAGACAACTGAGTCCCAATTTATCTGACCCAGGTACTGTCAGAAAACTGACTGCTATAGCGGATTACGAAGGTAAAACGCGAATAATTGCCATTGGCGACCTTTTGAGCAATATATTGCTAAGGCCCTGTCATGACAAATTAATGAGTTGTTTAAAAGGACTTAAGTCCGATTATACTCATAAGCAGCACACACTCGACCAAGTGGTATTAAAACCCTTGGAAGAACCTGTGTCCGTCGATATAACGGCGGCAACTGACAGAATTCCTGCCTTGGTAACTAAATCAATTATAGGTGAATACTTTGCAGATCATGCTTTTGCAGAGAGCTGGTATAACCTAATGACAAAGTTCCAATTTCGGCATTCTTATAAAGGAGTACGTGAACAAAACGAAATTTCT